TTATACAGAGTATGGGAAAATGGGCGTGTGGTATATTGTACTTTAGAAGAAGTATTATATCTTTTATCTAAGAAAGAAGGAGAGGTTGATCTTGAAAAATTGGCTTATAACCGGTGATATTAAATGGGTAAAATGAAAGATTTAACCGGTTAGCGTTTAGTTCGTATACCATATACGCATATTGATAAAATCACATTAAATGATTTACTTGGAGAAAAATTTTTAGTATAGGAGTGATGAAAATATGAACGAGATTAAAAATTGGCTCGTTCGTGGTTAGCGATACACACGGTAATTTTTTATGGATGTGTAATGGTTGTTTAGATAATTACGACCCGAAAGAAACAGCAATTATAATTCTTGGTGATGCTGGATTTAACTTTTATTTAAATAAGTCGGATGAAAGAAAGAAAAAAGAAGTTAATGAGCGTGGTTATACTATTTATTGTGTGCGTGGTAACCATGAGGCGCGGCCGCAAGATATACTTGGTATACTTGAAGTTTTTGATCCAGAAGTAAATGGATATGTATATCTTCAAAGTGAATACCCACACATTCGCTATTTTAAAGATTATGGAATTTATAATATTGATGGATATACTGTTGGTGTAATTGGCGGTGCTTATTCTGTTGATAAATGGTATAGGTTAGGTCGTTTTGAAATTCAAGATAAACTTGATATAGACTATACTAATGCCAAGAAAACTGGCTGGTTTTATAATGAACAGCTTAGTAGTGAAGAAATGGAAGATGCTTCGAGACTTTTTTCTGGAAAGAAAATAGATTTTATTATGTCTCATACTTGCCCATATTCATGGCGGCCGGTTGATATGTTTTTGCCACTAGTAGATCAGTCTACTGTTGATAATTCTATGGAACTTTGGCTGGATGAGTTAAAAGATCAATGTGAATGGAATATTTGGTTGTTTGGCCATTATCATGCTGATCGTGCAGAGCGGCCGCACGTTGAAATGTATTATCATGATATTGAAGAATTGGAAGTTATTTATGATAGATGGCGCAGATATGATGCGACGGGGAAACTTGATTGGTGGATCATAAAGAGTCCTAATTTTGACAATTAAATAATTTTATAGTATAATATATATAGAAAATGAGATAGGAGAAAGATATGAGAGACGTGAATCGTATTCCGCAGATTTTAAATGATTTAAAGAAAATTTGGGAATTGACTCCAGATATTCGTCTTGGCCAACTACTTCTAAACGCGGTTGGTCGTAATGAAACTACTTTGTTCTATATTGAAGATCAAGATCTGATTGACAAAATGTATCGTGAAATTTATTCAAATCTTATGAAGGAGCTTAAAGATGGCGAAGCGAGATAAGAATCGTTCTTATGATGATTGGGAAAATGACTGGCGAGATGAAGAAGACTCTAAGAAGCAGAGAGATAAAGAGCGTAAAAATCAGCGAGTTCAGAAATATACCAATGCTGAAGATTGGAATGATGTAGAATGAAGCGGGTTGGACCTGATGATATTATAAAAATTAATGAAGCGTATTTAGCTTGTGGAACTTATAGTGGAGCGGCCGCAGCAACTGGTTGGTCTGCTTCCACTGTAAGGAAGTATGTAATTTCTGATTATAAAAGTGAGCAAAAAGTTGAAGCGGCAGATATTGAACTACCACCTATTGAAGAGATAGCAGAAAAATTGCCGCCTTGGTATGATATTACTTGTTTGACGCCAGAAGAAGAAAAAGAAATTAAAAAGCTCTGGGGAGAAATGCTTATATGAAGTCTTACTTTGTATATAGAGAATCCAGTAATAATGGGTGGACTATTTGTCCAGTTTGGGATGAATTTTGGACAGAAGGCAAACCTATTATGGGTAGTTTTAATCTTTTGGCCTGTAGAATTAGTGGCTTAAGCTGGCCGCAATGGTTGAGATATTGTAGACAGAATGGCGCGTCCCTTTATGGGAAAGGCCATAAATATGTATCTGCTGTTTGGAAAGAACCAAATAAAGATTTCTTAAATAAATTGAATCAAAGAGCTAATGAACTTGCGAAGATTATTAATTTTAAGGAGTTAAATTTATAATGGATAAGCAAGTCTTTAAGAAAACTGGAGAAGAGCTTCAGCAGTTTTTGGAATTTAGAAAAAAGGGATATTATCTCAAAAACAAAAAAGGTAAAGGATCTTATGATAGATCTAAATTTAAGAAGGGAGAATAGGATGCCATCAGTAGAATTATGCCCGAGATGTAATCAATTACCAAGCGTCAAATTTAAACGTAGCGGACTTAAACATATTTGTGTTGTAAGTTGCGCTAATCTTGGTTGTCCTTTCTTTTATCCAATTGTTATGACTGGTTTTAATGATGAGAAAATTATGCAAAAGGCAATTAATAGATGGAATGAAAAAGTAAAGGAATATAAGAAATGAAGATACTTTTTCTTGATGTTGACGGTGTATTAAATAACAATCAAACTCGTACCGTAACGTTTGATGGATGGTGTTTTGTTGATGATTATCTAGTTAAACGTCTGAAACGGATAATTGATGCCACGGACGCCAAGATCGTATTAAGTTCTACATGGCGGGATGGTTGGAATAGAGAAGATGAATCTAAGAATGAACCATTCTTTAACCAACTTAGAGATAAACTTAAAGAATATGATATGGAAATTTGGGATGCTCTTCCAATGCCTATGCGGACAAGTCGTGGTACTGCTATTAATGAATGGTTTGAATTACATAAAAATTTAGATATAGAGTCTTTTGTAATTTTAGATGACTGGTATGATATGGGTATATATAGAGATCATCTTATCCAAATAAATGGTGGCATTGGTCTTACTGATGAAGACGTGAATGAAGCGATTTCTTTTTTGAATGGCGTAAAGTAAAAATTTGATTTTTTTCAAAATTTATTATATAATATATATGTAAGATAAAGAAAGGGGATAAATAAAATGTTTGATGATTTTGATACCATGCAGCAAATTGAAGAGATTATTCCCGATGAATATGATGATTGGTGCCGTTGGGTATATGGCGGTGCTTATCAAGAAGAAGAAGAAGAAGAAGAAGATTAATAGACTTAATCTATTACCATTATAGCGCCATCGACTTCTGTGCAGAGAAGTCGTGAGGAACTGCACATCCAAAACGTGAGCAACTACGTTAATGAGAGCGCCGGACTTCGCGGCCGTACAGGCGAAAAGAATTGGGTAAAAATCACTAATTCCCAATCACCAGAACATAAGGGCATATGGAATGGTAAATGTGAGTTTATATATACTGGGGTGACGGGCAGTATAATCACACCGTCAATAGGATTTCTCTTTTATATAAAGTAACCAATCATGGAGGTAATGCTTATGAAAATGTATAAAGAACTCCAGACCGAGGAAACTCCGATTGGCTAATTGGACTCCCGAGCAATGAGTATAAACTGCTCTATATATTGCGGTGGTGGAGCAATGGTAGCTCATGAGTCTCATAATCTCAAGACGATGTTCGAATCATCCGACCGCAACCACTACTGTTCATTTTTAGTACCTCCTTTCTTATAAATAAGACTCATTATGGGGAACTATTTCACTGTTACTGACCAAAAGGTAACGGCGGCGGAAATAGCTATGAGGATATACGCTACCCTTAATATAATTTTGGAGATAATTATGAGTTACTTTGCATCAAATAAAGATGGGAAACTTGTTGAAATAAAAGATATAGATACAATCTGTAAGAATCTTAGAGATACATATGAAGGATTAGAAGATCAAGTTGAGTATTATAAGAAAAAGTTAGAAGAATATAATAAAGACTCAGAGATTCAAAAATATAAAGCAGAAATTCAAGAGCTTCGTTCTAGGAGTTTACTGCTTATGTCTGATAAAGAAGCAAAAGCAGCACGTGATTTTCGGAACAGACACTATGAAAAATGCGCGCTGCCGTTGAATAGTAAAAGTGCTGGTAATACATATATCTATGAACTTACTGGGACTGGTTTAGGTACTTGTATAAAAATAACTTGCCCCATCTGTGGCCAATCAGAAGATATAACAGATATTGATAGTTGGTAATTTAAAAGGCACATGCAGCAATTTCATTGATTTTAACAAATAAAATTACAACTTGTTATTGTAAATGTGGTTAACCATAAACCTTCTTTCTTTCTTTTCTTCGTGCCTTGTTATTTTCTCTATATTTAAATGATGGCTTCTGAACTCCGAGGTCCACCACCGCGTATCAAATGGTCAAAAAGCGTGGGAACTCCAGGGAAAGAACTCTGTAAGCATAGGTTGTACTATGTACTATTAAGAAGAAGAACTATTGAAGAGTATAGTTCTTCTTTTTATTTTGACTTTTTTAGATTTTTATGTTATAATATATACAGAAAATGAGAGAAGGGAGAATAAAAATGAAGCTCTGGATTGATGATATGCGTCGGCCGCCTTCGACGGATTGGCTTTGGATTAAAACAGTTAAAATGGCTAAATCTGTTATTTGGTACTATGAGCATCAGTATCAGGATGATACTATTACGATTGACCTTGACCATGACGCAGGCGACTTTGCCAAGGATGGCGGTGATTATATTGAAATTCTGAATTGGCTTGAACGTGAAGGCATTGTTGATACTGGGTACTTTTTTCATATTCATAGTCAGAATGTAGTAGGTGTCCAGAATATGCGCGCAATTATTGAGCATAACGGATGGAGGGAAATCTAAATGGCTTGGGAGAAAATGGCGCATCTGATTGAAGTAAATTATGGTGGTCATGTTGACTGGGATGAAGAGTTCTTTGAGTGTCCCGAATGTGGTGAGCCGATCTATAAGTGTGATTGGCAAGAGGAAGACTATTTTATGGGACATCCATATTATGGCACATTTTATTGTCCAGTTTGTGAGAGTGTAATTGACTAAACGAAAGGGTGAGTTAAATGTCCAGAAGTTACAAAAAGAATCCATATTGTACTGATGGTCATCGCCGCACTACAAAAGAAACAAAACAGATTGCTAATCGTTGTGTGCGCCGCCGCAATAAACGGGTAACTCTTGGATATTTAACACGTGATTCGAGATATAGAGACATTTTAACTCTTGACGGTATGTCATATAAAAGATTTTTCTGTTCTTGGGATATTCATGACTATATTAGTCGTTGGACTAAAGCGGAAGCAATCCATGAATGGGAGCATCCACATTGGCAGTATTGGGAATATGGGGATAAATGGTGGCATACTTGGGATGATTACGAGACAAAAGAAGATATGGAACAGTATTGGGCTAAGTGGTATAGGAGAAAGTAATGTTAGAAGGATTTTATAAACCATTTCAGAATTGGGGCAAAGATGGTGCGGCATGGGTTATTGCTGACACTCATTTTGGTGAAGATGACTTGCGCGCGGCTTATCATAGACGACCAGATCCAGAGACTTTTGTAAAGACTATTAACTCAAAAGTTGGTAAGAAAGACACTCTCATACTTTTGGGAGATGTGGGTGATCTGGAATATGCGCGGAAACTTAAAGGATATAAAATTCTAGTATGTGGAAATCACGATCAAGGTGCATCTATGTATGAAGATGTGTTTGATGAAGTCTATGCTGGGCCAGTTATTATATCTCCGCGGTTAATTTTGTCACATGAGCCAATATGTTTCCCATATATGTACAATATACATGGTCATAATCACAGTGGGCCGTTTTGTACATATGGACATATGAATGTTTGCGCCGATGTTATTGGTTATTCTCCTATTCATTTTAATACCTTTTTGAAGTCTGGAAAGCTAAAAGAGTGTGCAAATATTCATAGGACAACTATTGATAGAGCAACCGAGAAGAAAAAGTTGAAAAATTAAAAATTTTATAGTATAATAGATATGGAAAATAAGAAAGGGGAACAATATGCTTAATAAAGATAATCAGAGAGAACTTTGTTATGTAGTGACTATTGACGAAATTCGCCCTATTCCTAATTATGATCGTGTTGAGCATGCTCGTGTTGGTGGTTGGTGGGTAATTGTTCAGAAGGGTCAGTTTAATGTTGGTGATCCTGCGATTTATTTTGAGATTGACTCTAAAGTTCCGTCTGATAAGGAATGTTTTTCGTTTCTTGAGAAGCGGAACTATAAGGTAAAAACGCTTCGTATGTGTAAGGTAATTTCTCAGGGTCTTCTTATGCACGCTGAAGATTTTGGTTGGACTATTAATGAATGGGGCGATGCGATTGTTGATGAAAAAGGCGATCGTCATTACTCTGTAGATGAGTCTCGTTTTCTTACTCAGAAACTCGGCGTAACTTATGCTGATGATGAAGATAATAAGCGTAAAGCTCCTTCTGTGGATAAATATAAGAAGATGGCTCAGCGTCATCCCAACATCTTTAAGAAGTCTTGGGTGCGTTGGCTGATGAAGCGCGAGTGGGGCCGTAAACTCATGTTCGTATTCTTTGGCAAGAAGAAAGATAAAAAGAATGGCTGGCCAGAGTGGGTCGTAAAAACTGATGAGGAACGCGTCCAGAATATGCCTTGGATTCTCGAAGATGAAGGGGAATGGATTATAACGGAGAAGCTCGACGGATCTTCCACAAGCTTCACAATGAGGCGCGGAAAACGTGGCAAGAATGAGTTTTATGTATGCTCTCGTAATGTATGCTTTGATAGCGTAGACAAGCCTTGTTACTATGACACCAATATTTATTGGGAAATGGCACAAAAATATGACATGTATAATGTGCTGAATGAACTTCTTGAACGGATGCCTAATGCAAATTGGGTTACTATTCAAGGAGAAACTTATGGCGCTGGGGTGCAGAAACGAGATTATAGCCTTACTGAGCATGACTTTGCCGCATTTAATCTTATTACTTCTGATAAAGGCAGATGGAATAGTAATGCGATGAAGAATTTTCTGGAGAACGGATTTAATGTCCCTTGTGTACCAGTAGTTGAATCCTCATTCTCTTTTAATCAGCTCGATCAGTTGAATGGAGAGACTCGTCTGGATAAGATTCTTACTCTTGCAGAAGGTAAGTCGATGATTGACGGTCTGCCTCGCGAAGGTCTTGTGCTAAGAAGTGTTGATGGAACTCGGTCATTTAAGGCTGTTAGTAATAGCTTTCTGCTGAAATATCATGGGTAATTATCAGATATTTTGCGATTGTTTCTGGATTGGAATAATTGTAATGGCAATTGTATATAAGGATAGAGAAAAGTAATTTGACTTTTCTCTATTTTTATATTATAATATATATAGAAAATAAAGAAAGGGAACATTAATTATGCCATCTAAATTTTATGCAGTCGTTACTTGTGAAGGAGATACTCGTTGGTATTTCCGCACATATGAAGAAGCTAAGGCGTATGCATTATCTTTGTTTAAAGACGATTATGACGCAGCTGATCTTGAAGCTATGGCCGAAGCTCTCGATAACGGTGAAGAAGTTGATGATACATGGATTGAAGATTGCTATTTTAATAGCTATAAGGAGGGTTAATTAATGTCTGTTCGTTATAGTTCCAGATTGGGTTATGGTTTCATTGTTAAACGTCGGGAATATCGTGAGCTTTCAAACGAAAAGTTTCATGAATTTCAGCGTTCTCTTTATGCGTTTGCGATTGACGCATGGGACCCTGATAATTCTACTTATTTCTTTGGTCTTATGATTTGTCACGCAGATCCCAGTGAATATTTTATGGTGCCGCCTGTGACGCCTTATTCTCATGAAAAATTAATGGAGATGATTGATGAATATAAGTCTTTCTTTCCTGGTAAAGAATCCTATATGCCTCATAGTTATGTACTTTCATGTGTTGATTAAAGGAGAAATTAAAATGACCGTTTACGAAAAAATTGACCGTGTTTTGAAACAGCATGAAAATTATAAGTATTGTGAGCGATCATTGGATTCTATTGCTGATTATATCGGCTGGGCATGGAAGTGGCGAAAAATTAGTAGAGAAGAAATGGAGAACGCGGCGGACAGAGTTTGTGCTTTGTACGATAGAGAACTTGAAAGGACTATTGATAGAAGTTATGACACGTGAAGAATTTAATAAATGGCTTAAATCAATTCCTAATGAAGAAAAAGAGCCTTTTTGTCCTTTTGAGTGTGGTTATTGTGATGTTGCATATAGTGAAGCTTGCTTTGAATGTCAAGGAAAGGATTTGAGATTTAATGGATAATAAAACTCTTTGGATTATGTGCGGGGCGCCCGGCTCGGGGAAAACTTGGTTTGCAAAACATAAACTGTGTAATGGGCCGGGATGGTATTATGTTTCCCGGGACGAAGTGCGTTTTTCTCTTCTTAAAGATGAAGATGATTATTTTAGTAGAGAAGACGAAGTATTTGATTTGTTTATTAGTAAAATTGTACGTGGTTTTTATGAAGAAGGAGTATATAATATTGTCGCGGATGCAACTCATTTGAGTTGGGGTTCTCGGAAGAAACTTCTTAATGCTATTAAGTTTTATATGGGCTTTCGTTGGAAAGAAGAAGAAATTAATGTTATTCCAGTTGTGGTATATAGTGATTATGAAACTATAGTAGCACGCAATAAAGAACGTGATGGGCGCGCTTGTGTACCAGAAGATGCGCTTAGGAAGATGTATAACAGTATGACTGATCCATATAGAGATCCATATGAATATACAGCAATTATGAAGGTGGATAATTCATGATTTGGTTTACTAGTGATTTTCATTTTGGACATAATAAAGAATTTATATATGGCCCACGTGGTTTTGATAATTGTTATGACTCGGCCGCCCAGATCATAAAAAATTGCCAAGAAGTTATATCATGGGATGATACTGTATATATTCTTGGCGATGTAATGCTTAATGATGATGAGTTTGGAATCAAATGTCTTCGACAAATTCCTGGGTATAAATATTTGGTAGTGGGAAATCATGATACAAATAGTAGAATTGAAAAATTACAAGATGCCAATATCTTTTTTTCTATTGATTGCGGCCGGCGTATGAAATATAAGAATTGGACTTTACTTATGTCTCATTATCCGCAGATCACAGAAAATTATCAAGATCGTCATAAAGTTATAAGTCTTTGTGGTCATTCTCATACTAAAGATCCATTTCTTCATTGGGATAATGGGCTTATTTATCATGTTGAAGTAGATGCACATAATGGTTATCCAGTAAGTATAGAACAGATTGAAAGTGATATACGGAAAAAACTTAATATTTGATTTTCTTTTAATTTTATAGTATAATATATATAGAAAATGAGAAAGGAAAGAATGAAATGTCTTTTATATCTGAAGTAGTACAGTGGCTGGATGATAATGGATTTTCGAATCTTGGTATTAAAATGGCTAGTGATTTTGGCTATTCAACTGGTGAAGATACTGATTTTAATCGTATTGGTGGATGTGTAATTAATGTTGGTAGAGATCACTTTGATGAAATTGATAAGTGGTTTGAGCAGTTTCTGTATGAATACGGACTTGAATGGATGGATTTAGGACGAGTTCTTCCTTTTATTCATGAACTTGGACATCATAATACTATTTATAGTTTTAGTAACTCCGAACGTCTGGCGATGTATTACAGTAAATTTTATATTTTCTCTGATGAAGATACGACCATGGAAGAAATGTTTAAGTATTGGGAAATACCAGACGAATTTGCGGCTAATGTATGGGCAATAAATTTTATTAACAAGAATATTTCAGAAGTAGAGCGGCTGGTCAATATATTTCTGAAGTATCAGATGATGTAAGGGGTGAAATTAATGCTGCGAGATAAAAGAAGCGTTACTAATCGTAAGAAATATCAGCGTGAAGTAAATAGAATTGTACGCAAATGGAATAAGTCAATCAAAGAAGATTGGCTTTGGGATGGTCGGTTTGTACTTCGTCAGTACGCAGCATATTTTTGGCCTTTTGAAGATAAGAGCGGTGCAGAATTTAGTGTTTGGTTAGAATTTACCGATACTAAGACGAGTGCGAAAGAGATTAAGAATTTTAATAATTATAATCTTGATTGGTATCTCGGTGCGTGGATGAATAAATGTATTACTGAGTATTGGAAGGTATGGGACGAAAAGCCAAATCCGAATGAACAAGCGCGGGCGGCTGGCAGAAAACCAGAGGAGGTGTGGTAAATGGGTCTGGATAATGGCGTGATTGTACGTGATGTGAAACGTAAAGATTTACCGCGATTCATTAAATATCCTTTTGAGAAGGATTATAATGATGGTGTAGAAGTATGCTATTGGCGGAAGTGCTGGGGACTCCGTAACTGGTTTTTGCGAACTGCTTTTCCTAATAGGTCAGCAGATGAGTGGGAATTTAAGTGTGGAGTGAAAGAGATTACCTATCTTTGGCGTATTGTTATCCATTATTTGGAGAATCCTCAAGATTGGGAGAACTCAATTTGGGATTTTGACGAGATCAAATCTAGTTTGAAAGAGCAGAAGCGAAATCTTTTTTGGCTTAGAATTTGGATGAAACTACATCCAGATGTAGAGGTAATATTCTATGATAGCTACTGAAAAAGCACCGATGTTGTTTAAGTATATGATTGATTATTTTAATAAGGATTTAGACGAGCCAACAACTGATTCTGGTATAGTTGCGGGGCCTTCTTATGGCTGGGCCGCGGACTTTCTAGTGCATTTATATGGTTCTGATAATGTCATTGGAATTGAACTTTATGAAACTATAATCTGTTTGAATAAAGACGACTTGAAAGAGACATTTCAAATAAAAATTTGATTTTCATATAATTTTATAGTATAATATATATAGAAAGTGAGAGAGAAAACAACGGATTTAGTACTTGTTTGGGAAGTATCAATCTTTCTATTATAAAGAAAAATCCAGCTCGGGCAGTGGTAGCCTGTCCCTTCGTCAGTCGCCATAGGTTGAGGTCATGATAAAGATCTATGGGATGAGCCAAAAATAAATCCACCCAAGGGGGAAATATGGCTTGATCGAGTAAACTGGATAAAATGTACGGTATAAACAAGCGTAAGCGACTTGATAGAAGCAACAACACTCTATTAAGTGTCCATAAAGGATAGGTGGTTTGTTTAACAGTAGGGGAGTTGTCCCTGGCCGATCTCTAAAGTTCTCACAGGTCCAAGTTGAAATGAGAAGAATCCATATGTCCAGCATGATGACGATAAACCCATGTCAATCCGAATACATGAAAAACTTGCCGGCCCGCGGGAGGCGAGAGTAGGTTAAGTTTGCGGTTATACACCTACCATTTATGTGGATGTAGCTCAATTGGTTAGAGCCGGCGACTTATGTAGATATAGTGTAGTGGTTAGCACTTTTGGTAGGCTAAAACCCTACCAGTGGGACAAGTTCAAATCTTGTTATCTACACCAAATCGTCAGATGCGGG